AGCTTTATTGTCGTAGATATTGACCATTGCGATGTTGACGCCACCAAGTCAGCGCTATGTATGGACGAGCATATCTTCGCCTGCTGGAGAAGTCCATCTGGCGACGGCGTAAAGGCTCTGGTTAGGGTTTCATTTGCAGAACGCCACAGAGACCACTTTAGAGCGCTTATGCGCTACTTTGAGCGTCAATATGGACTGGAGATAGACCCATCAGGAATAAACGAATCTAGGGCTTGTTTTGAGTCTTACGACCCTGACATCTGTATCAAAGAAAACTTCAAGACTTTCAGCGCAATGCTGAGCGACAAGTCTGATAATCAAGCGGTAAAGAAAGAACAGATAACCGACTATATGAAGTTGAACTTAGCGGCGCGTATGATACGCAATGCTGAGGACGGACAGAAGCACAAGATGCTTTATTCAGCATCAAGACTTTGTGGTGGCTATGTGGCGGCAGGAAGGATTGAGGAGGAAGAAGCTATACGGGTTTTATACAGGGAGGTTCTAAAAAAAGAGCCCGAAGATGCAGAGCTTGCTAAGCGCACAATCATTGAAGGTATTGAGTCCGGCAAGAAATTACCTATTCGTGAGGTTGTTGAAGAGGAGAATAAAATCCAGCGGGAGATGCTCATTAACGATGGGGATATGTCATTCATATCCGCAGGAGATGACGACTTCAAATGGATTGATGATTTCGCAATGGGTAAGGTCGAGCTTGGACTTGATACCGGCAATGAGCAGCTTGATAAGTTTTTCCGATATAAAAAAGAGTTCGTCATCATTAATGGACATAGCAACGTCGGAAAGACAACCTTCGCTCTCTATATGATGGTCAATGCATCTATCCGTCACGGATGGAAGTGGCTAGTTTATTCTTCTGAAAACAAAACCGCGTCCATTAAGATGAAGCTAATGCAGTTTGTTGCAGACAGGAAGATAAATAATATGACCTACCACGAGCGCAAGTTTGTTTACCGGTGGGTCAATGACCACTTCACCATCATTGATAATAGCACCGTCTATTCTTTCTATGACCTTATCATCTTTGGAGAAAAGGTATTAAGAGAACGTGGATTTGATGGGTTCTTGGTAGACCCCTATAACTCATTAAGGATTGATATGTCGGATAGGTCGAACATCAGTACCCACGAATATCACTATGAAGCGGCATCTGAATTCCTGACCTTTAGCAATCGCAACAATGTGGCGCTCTGGCTTAATACACACTCTGTAACAGAGTCTCAGCGAGTCAAGGGCGAAGACGGGCTGTCGGTAGCGCCTTGGGCTGAATCAACAGAAGGCGGTTCCAAGTTCGTCAACAGGGCTGATTGCTTTGTTACGTTCCATAGGAAAATCCAATCACCAGACCCCATCATAAGAAAGACGATGGAGTTCCACGTTAGGAAGCAACGAGAAACAGAAACGGGGGGTCAACCTACACCCTATGATGAACCAATTCGTTTTGAAATTACTCCTGACCATACGGGATTTTATGGGCAGATTGGAGGGCAGCTATACAAGGGTGTTTTTGACCAATCAAAAAATAATGAGGTATACCTTGATTTTAAGGAGTTTACGGTATAACTTAGATGAGTGCTTAGAGACCTAATCATAGAACTCAAACTACCCAAGCCTCCGACGTTGAACACTTTCTATGCCGGTAGGCACTTCAGTGTCCGCACCAAACACAAGAAGGATTATTGGAAACACATAAAGGACTCTATCGAAACCTACGACAGGTGGCAGATGGAGTCCTTTTCAATTGATGTCATTTATAATTGTAGATATGATGTAGATAACGCTATCTGTTGTGCCAAGTTTCTGTCAGACTACCTGAAAGAAAATGGTTACGTGCCAGATGATACTCCTAAGTACTTCACAGAGCAGAGTACAAAGTTCGACCCAGACTTGGAGAAGAATCAGTTCCTTGCAAGAATCAAATGCAAAAACGTAACCATACTAGAAGATGGACCAGAAGAAACTATCTGAGATTTACTCAGTTGCTACCCAGCGAATGCACGATGTTATAGACGAATTCTACGAAGACCTACATAAAAATGACGGAAGCCCAAAGGGCATAGAGGCGGAAGTGCTTCTTCAGACAGCGAAGGTTGTTAAAGTCTTACGCAGCGAAATTGATTTAATTAAATCGGCAGTATCAGAATACTATGAACTTAATTCACGTTGACGAACTCAATGGTATAAACTATCACCGCTTGATTGCTCCATTCCAACGGATGATGGAGACAACAGATAAGCGGTTCTATTGGTTTACTAAACTTGAGGAAATCAAAACCTTCGACCTGTCTATAGTGGACAACATTATCATATCTAGAAAACTAGCTATCACTAACTACGAAGCTTTCCGTCAAATGATGGACGACTACAATGTTAAAGTTATTCTAGATAATGACGACTACTGGGAGCTGAATAAAGGCAATCCCGCCTATATGGTATATAAACACTATATGGCAGACCGCATCAAGAACACCATCAGGATAGCAGATGAGGTATGGACACCAAGTCTTTATCTCGCAAATCTGATGGCTCAGGTGCGTCCAAACCTTAAGTGCACAATAGTCCCAAATGGGATTGACACCTATGAAGCGCAATGGGCAGATACACAAAAGTCTGATTCAGATGTAGTTAGATTCGGCTATATCGGCGCCAATGGCCACAGCAAGGACATTGAGCTAATAGGCTATGACTTCTCAGACAAAGAGCTTTATTGTGTAGATTTGATGGACTATGCAAAACTCCTAGGAGCCAAGCATAAAATGCTTCCAAAACCTATATTCGAATATGGTACATTCTATAAAGAGTTTGATGTTTCCTTGGCACCGCTTCAATCGAATCGGTTCAATAGAGCAAAGTCAAACCTTAAGATTGTTGAAGCTGCTTTTACAAAGACCGCTGTAATAGCGTCCAACACTACACCATATAAAGAATGTATAATTCACGGAGAGACGGGTTTGCTATGCTCCACAAAAAAAGAGTGGAGAGAAGCGATTGAGTCAATGACTATCGAAAGGGCTAAACATCTAGCCAACAATCTGTACGAGTCAATGAAAGACCAGTACAACATCGACAGCATTAACAAGATAAGACTCCAATCACTCTATGAATCTAGCAATCGAAACTCCTAAAAAAATGGAATGGCATTACTATACTAATAAGGCTACTAAGCGAAAGATTGACAACCTCCTATTTGAGGCTGCCAAACTCTTTGCTAATTGCGGGAAACGCAAAGAGGATAGAGAAGAGGCGCTGAACAAAGAGAAGGAGATTTTAAACCAGATAGCAAGGCTCGACAGACATTTTGCTGAGCAATGCGGATGGAAACAAGAATAGCTCCCGTAGCTTAATGGATAAAGCAACTGCCTTCTAAGCAGTCGAGTGTTGGTTCGACTCCAACCGGGAGTGCTACCCCCTCCTAATGCAATGTAAAAGATGTCACACCACAATGAGCAATGAGGAAGCGAAAAGCGCATCCTCTAGAAGCGGTTACCCCAATGGTTATTGCAAGGCTTGTTGTAGTGAATGGAAAAGGGAGCAAAATTTTAAAGTCAGATATAAAATTTCAATAGAAGAATACGAGCATATGCTTGTATTTCAGGACAAAAAGTGCCAAATTTGTGAAGAGCCTCTTGAGCCAAAGAAAACTGTAGTGGACCACTGCCACGCCACGGGCAATGTTCGTGGATTGCTTTGCTACAATTGCAACAACGCTATAGGATTCTTAAAGGAGAACATAAGGGCCGCACTTAAATTAATTGATTATATATATAAAAATGAGGTCAAACCAAACCAAGATAAGCTACGTGGACCTGATGATTGCAGCGAATGCATTCTTTGATAAGGGAAACAATCCAAGTCGATTACGCAAAAACGTATATGCAAGAACCGCATTTTCAAATGCCTTCTACAGCTTGTCAAAACTGGCCGACATTGGTCGAGTTTTAAATAGACACCACGCAACGATTATATATTACCTTAAATCACACAACTCACTAATCGCCTATCAAGATTACAAGAGCGTCTATGAGGAGGCTTTAAAGATTAGAGAGGAGATAGCAGGCAATCTGGAGGGCAATAATGTTGACCCCGTCAATATGCTTAAGACCATTAACAAGCTTCGGGTAATGATAGAAAGTATGCGTCGTGAGATTTCAGACTCGAAAAACAAAATAGAGCAGCTCTTGAAGTACAAGGAGAAATATGAAGCACTAAAGAAAGTGGTACAAGAAGGATAGCAGCAAGTTGGTTACGCCATACATTAGGTTGTTCCGGTGGGGTATGGCGGCTATTTCTTCTTTACATAACAGCCTGCGTGCTGACACTTGCCATCACACTCCTTAGGCAGGATAACGCACCAAGTTTTAGGCGGTTCGGTATTAACCTTGGCCACGACTCAACTTCTTATAATTCTTAGAAGTTTTGAGTTTAGAGAATTTTGTTTTAGCGTGGATGCCGGGACGGCTAACCTTGCTACGCTTTTTAAATGCTGTTGCGTTTTGAATTTTTGCCATTATATCTTAACGGATTTACGAATGACTAAGATAGCAATTGCAATCAATAGTAATGAGATGAGTCCCCAAAAGGTATATCGCTGAACTCGCTGTAGTCTAGACTCTCCAGATACAAGCTGAGGTACGGAAACAGTAACAGTCCGTATGATAGTATCAGAATCACAACCGCCATCTATTATAAGAGTGTCGTAGTTGCGCATAATCTTGACTCGGAATCTGTCCTTTACTATCTCTATAGTATCTACTTGAGAGATGGTGACCGTATCCTTGACAACAATCGGGTCGGTAACAACCGTGTCCGTGACAATCATTGTCGTCTGCTTCAGGAGTTCTGGATTCTTTCTTACGGCTTTTGAAAGATGCCATTCGGCTGAGCACCCAGAAAGTATAAGGATGGCAAAAGGCAGGATGTATCGGCATTTCATTTAAAGGGTATATAAGCTGTCTTTCCTTTTCTCTTAACCGCCTTTAGGATTTGGCTGCGGTTATGACCATAATGATAAGAGACGTGAACCCAATCGGGACACTTATCATCTCCAAACTCCCAGATAAGTTGGTCAAAAACTAGATTGTCTTTGATGTAGTCAAATACTTCTTTATTCTTTCCGTTGCAGGTAGAGCCATTGCACATATCAATGTCAGCAGCAGCGCCCCTTAGAGCACAATGCTGCGACGTAGAACTTCCACCTATAGCTTTATTAAGAGCTGGGACACGAAGTCCGCTACTAATAATAATAGGACCCAGATTATCACGAAGCGGTTGAAGAACCGCCTCGCAAAGCTCACGCATAAATGCTATTTGCTCGTCATTTGGGGTGTTGTCAATACCAAGACGCTTAGCCGTCGTGGACTTGGTCATCTCAGCCAGTGAAAAGTTCTTTGATAGGTTCATTATTGTCTTCTTAATTCTTCTTGCAAAGCTAATTTAAAATTGCGTGTAGGTACGAATCCAACCGCCTCAAGACCCTTCATTACTTCGTTGTATTCTTCAGTTCCAGCTTGCGGAGTTCCAAAGTGATACAAGAAAAGTTTAGCCTGAGCCTGAGGAGTCGGAGCAAATCTAACATCATAGAACTTGGCATCTACATCACTAGCGGCAGCATAGCGAGCAAACTTACTTACGGCGCTTCGGCGTTGTGACTCATCAAGACTCTCGATATAGTTTACGACCTCATTGGGAACTCTGCTTAATTTCTTACCCTTGTATGGTTTAGCAAGTTCTCTTAGCTGAACGCGAATCTTCTTGTCAAGACCTTCGGCCTCCATCATAATCTGCTTCACATCAGACGTCTTGCTGTAAGCTCTCCAGTTTGGGTCAACACTTTTAATGGCTGCGCCCTTAGCGTTTGTAAAGGCCTGACCAAAGAAATCAATAAGTTGTTTCTTTTGAGCGGTTGGGTCTTGGACATCAACAACACTAAACGCTTGGTCTAGAATAGAATAAGCAAGGTTGGTAGCGATGTTGTTTGTTGGAGAAGTAATGAATGTTTCTACAACCGCCTTAGTCCCAGAGGGAGATACTTGCAATGAAGTAGGCAACTCATTGGTTGCTTCACCCAAAGCTTTGTAGAAGTATTCAATCTTATCATTGCCGTATCCTTCCATATAGATAGGAACCTCACCCTTATCTGGAGAGATAACTCTCTGACGGAAAGCATCATAGTTAGCGAATACTTTCAGGGCTGAATTTATAAGCGGTGTTCTGTTTCCAAGCTTTTGGAATTCGTCCATCATAGGGATAAAGAAAGGATAGGCATCCGTAAATGAATCATATGCCATCTCGATATCTGCCTCATCAAACTTCTTAGCTTCCCCCGTCTTGATATAGTGACCAGTGGATTCGCCAAGCATTTGGAATGCCATAATTGGGCCCGTGAATGTCTGCGGCTTCTTAACCCTGATGTACTGCCTCACCCCATCTTTGTCTTCGAATGGAGTCATTACGATGAAGTAACGCTGACGGATATATGGCGGGATGTTATCCTGCTCGTCGTCATCTCCACCCATAAACTCATTCAAGATAGAGAGTGCCATAACGCCAAGTCCAGCCTGAACCATCTTGGAGAGAAAAGCTCCGGGGTTCTTTTTTACATAAGAGGCATTTGCTCTAAAACCTTGCGCGGCAGCATTTAGATATGGAACCGCGTTATCCAAGTCTTTGATAAGCGTACCACCGGCAGCGAAGTCAGAGATTCTACGAGCTTCCGCAGCAGCCATATAGCCAATCCTATCTGCATCGTATTCTGGATATTTCTTAGCGAGGTCTCTTCTGGCCTGCTGGAAAACGGCGAGTCTTAATCCTATTTCGGTTGCTTCACCAAACCAAGACAAACCAAGAATACCGCGTGCTGCTTTGCCCTTTAGGAACTCAAGGGTTCCCTGATACTTTCTCTTGGCTGTAAGTTCTGGACGGCCTTCGTTCGACATAAATGTCATACCAATACCATACTTGAATGCATCTCTTAGAAGCTGTGAGTCTTTATATCCCTTGTAGGATGCTATAAGACCACGAGTATAATCTGTTGCCAGCTTATACATAGAAACGGGTAAGAACTTATAAGAGTCATAGACACCGCGACCAAGAAGAACTGAGCCCAATTCAGCAGGGGCGTTCATAATCGCAAACGTGGGGTTGATACCGGTAGCAAATGTTCTTAAGATATTAGAGCCACTGTACTTGCGGATAACGCCTTTAAGGTCACTGCTTAGGTTGAAGTAAGACTTTCTGATGTCGTTCCATTGGACATATGAATCATTCTCCAACTGAAGCGCACGCAATCGCCCTGCCTCACGGTAGTATACATTTCTGAACCCATCATCAGCGGGCTTTACTTTGTAGTTCCCAAATTCATCCTTAATGATGTTGCCATCCTCATCTCTTTGATAGTTAGCTTCACGAACCCAAGATGAATTGTTTGGAGTTATAGCATCATCAGCTAATGCCTTGTTTGCTACATTTTCAAATCTTCTGTAGTTCAAAGATTTGATAGCCATAGACATAAGCATCTTGCTGTCCGTGAGAATGAGGCCCTCACTACCTTCAGCAATTGCCTTAATCTGAGACTCTTTAAGGCCCTTAGGCATCACCTCTTCAGCAAAAGAAACATCCTCATCTAGGATTCTTCTAAGGAAAATACGAGGAGCGTAATCATCATTTTTGAAGCGGTTGTATTCTTCCTCTGAGATTAGACCAGCCTCAAAGCTTTCAAGCCAGATGTTATTGAACTCCTTGAAATAGTCAGATGCCTTTTGGTTTATCTCATTAAACTTAGCATCTCCATACTTGAGTCGCATTGCATCGAGGTCTGTTTCGGCAGCCTCCTTGTTGTAGTTTCCTTTAAAGTAGGAAGGCTTAGCGTGTTTGGGACGCTCCTTCTTTTGACCTTGCAAATCCGCCAATAACTCAGATAGGGATTCATAAGAAGCGGTTAGAGTTTGTCTCTTCGCTTCATCTGTCTCCTTGAATAGTTGGCCCTCGATGCTTTTCATCTTTGACTCAACCTCAGAAATCTTGACATCAAGGATGGCCTTTCTGCTGTCGAAGTTGTTGTCAATCTGAATAACGCGACGCGCGTATACAATAGCATCCAAGAGCTCAACATCTCCGGTGCTAAGGTCAGAATAGATTTTGTTCTCAATGTTTGCAAATTGCTTATTGGCATTCGCCATAGCGCCTTGCTTAGAATCCATAACCGCCTCAACATATTCGAGCTGACCTTCCTGCATCAGTTTTCTGATGTCTGCCTGTCTGTCCCACCAAACCTTTCGGTCTTTAAGCAGGTCTGACATTCTCTTTCTGTTGGCATTACGAGCCTTATACAGAGCCTCCTCTGATTCCTTTACGTTTTCAAGAGCCGCAATACGAATATCTTTGATGGGCTTAAACTTCTTCTTGTCAACTACAATCTTCTTAGATTGCTCAATTTCAGGCACTTGCGCAAAGGCATCCATTGGAGTGGCCGCAGAATACAGCTTAGGAACTGGTAATTGCTCACCCCATTTAGAATCGGTGTTGTATTCGGAGACTTGGTCTTTCAGAATGTCCTTCTCAAAGTTTTCAAGTTGCCAGTTTTCTCTTCCCTCCTTGAGGTCTAATCTGGCCTCAATCTTTGTAGGGTTAAACTCTTTGATAAGTTCCTTGATGCGCTTGTTGTATGCCTTAGCGTCGCTTGCAAAATCATCTTCAGCTCTCTCAACCGCATCCTTAAAATAGAAGTAAGTCTTTCCGGCTTCACCCTTTACTGGAAGCGTATATACGCCGAACCCATTTACAAGGATAGAAAGGTCATCCTTAGAGCGCATATCAAATGAAGAGTCATATGCTCTACGATATGTAAGGTTATAGAGCATTGCCCTTCTTTCATTTGCAGGACGTACCGCCTTTGTGGTGGGCTCAAATCCATCAAGATGGTCTTCTTCTACAGCAGCAAAAGAAAACAAGTCGATAGGCCTGTCTGAGAAGACATAGGGTACAATATCGATAATCTTAGAGAAGTAATCGTTTGGCTTCAGATATTGAGGCACATTGTTGAAGTCAAAGAACTTCGTCTTGAAAGAGATGTCCAAAAACTTTCTTTCTGGATTGTAAGAGAATGTAACCGTATATGTATCGTCCATTGTCTTACCTCTAACGTCGGGACGAACCTTGAAGCCATTAGCTTCTTCGGCGTCTGGGAATGTCCAAGTGGCTGGAATCTCTACGATTACATCATTTTCAGAAACAGAAACATCCTTAGGGGCGGCTACGCTGAATTGTTTAACCGCTTCCTCTTTGGCTCTATTGATAACCTTGGACAGTTCGGACTTAGTACGAGCGCCATTGACAGCCTTCTTTACTTTAGCTAGGAAGTCTGCGTATTGCTTATCTCCCCCACCAATGGCTTTAACAATATCAGCCGCTGGGTCAATGAGCATCTTTCTTACTTCGGCATCTGCAATCTCCGCATTTGGAACAGTGGCAGTCTCGTCGACATAAGGATTCAAGATAGCATCGCCTTTTGGGTATCCTTTGATAGTCTTACCCATATAAGAGAGGCGGTAGAAGTCTCCCTTTAGTGCATCAAATACAGAAGACTTTAGGTCGCTAAAGAACACAAAACCAAGGTCTCCCCAAAAGTTGGGGTTGGACTTTTCAATGTCTCCAAGTTCTGGCCTAGTGAACGATACAAATGCCTTAAACAAATCCTTTTCTGGGGATGGCTTTTGAAGCAAATCCTGTAAGTAAGCTTTTGCCTTGAGTGAGCCACCAGCCTCTTCCATATCGGCGAGGAGGCCAGCAAGCATTTTAAATCTCTCTTGAATCTCATCAAGAACAACTGGGTCAGCACCAGATTGCTCAATATCAATATAGAATGGAACGAATTTCTTCTGACCTCCCATCATTGACTTAAGTGTTCCAAGCTCTCTTACATCTAGACCAGATGCCAATAGCATTGTATCAAACACATTCTCTTCGCCAATCTCTACAATTTCCCCATAGAACTCTTCATAGATATCAGCAAGTTCTTTATTGCCTTCTGCGTTTTGAACCAAGAAGTCCAAAAATGCTTGAGCTCTATCTGTGATATCCGGAGT